CAATTCTGAAATCCATTCCAGTTGCATAGCGGTAAGTCTCGATTGGCATTTTAGAAATTGGAGTGGCTATGATCTGCACCGAGCGATAAACTGCCGTCAAGCTTAGGGCTGTATCTGCTGTAACCGTAGCATCTGAGCGCGTTGGGATAGTGGGCTGCTTAGCGCGCTTCTGCATAGGCGCGTTTGTGATTCTTTGCCATAGTGTTGCCATGCACCTATCCTAATTACATTAGTGTAATTTAGAATACACCGATTTGCGCGTGTTGGGCGCGCGAACTTACATACAAAGCGAAAATAGTCGCGAGCAAAGCATCTATCTCACCGAGTGATTCTTTCCTAGAGATAAGCCAATTCTCTCCGGTGTACTTAGTGACCCCGTTAGGCGATTGCATAATTAGCAGCGGATCGTTATTGTGTGTCACCATATCAGTTGAAAATAGTGCATACACTGCCGAGCAAGCTGCGGTTACTTCCTTAGTCCAAAGCTGCCAAGTTGGAATCCCTACGGACTTTAGCCGCTTGCCTATGTTGGTTAGCTGTCTATCGTCTAGCGCGATTGCTCTCGGCGCGTGTTCTGCGAATAGCTCCGTAAGGCGCGTAAAGATTTGATCTTCGGTTGGGTTGACAAAAGTCTGAACTAGCTCCGTCTGCTGCTTGCCGTCTTTAGAGTTTGCAACTGCGATAGTAGCGTGTTCCCAGTTACGACTAACGTCTACTGCGAACACTGCACCCTTCATAACCTCGACACCCTGACCGCCTGCTTTTCTAAACACTGCACTAGGCAACCAACTAGCAGCAGAACCGCTGATGAATTGATTTAGCCTGTAGCGTCTGGCTTCGTGTTCTGGCAAAGTCTGCAAGTCGCTAATTACCTGAGCTAGTGGAATCCGCCCGGCTGCCACTGATGGATTAGCTGCAAAGATTGCCTCTGGATCTGTCACTGGGGCATTCTCTTTAGCTTCCCAAAGAAAGAAACCAAAACGCTCTAGCTCGGGGTCACCTGAAGCTGCTTTCCTGCCGGACTTGTACAAGTCGATTAGGGTGTCTGAGTTCTGATCGCCTGCCGTAGTTATGCCTAGCACTAAACCATCTCTGCGCTGAGACGTGCCGAACACTGCCGCGCTCCACATTCCGACCTTAGCCAGGTGGAGTTCGTCGAATAGACAAAGTGAGATTGGGATACCCTGAAGGGCTGATTCTTTAGCGGCTTTTACGTCATACCTACCGCTGCCGTCTGCTGTTACGATGCCGCGCATCTCAGTAGCTTTCTTGAACCGCTTAGACAAAAACTTATTGTTCTGGATTACAAACAGTACCCGAGAATAAATAATACGCGCCTGATCTGAGGAACTGGCAAGCGATAGCACTTGAGCGCCAGAAGGCTGATGCACGAGTAACCCGTAAAGCCCCAAGATAGCCGCGAGTAAACTCTTGCCGTTTTGCCTGCCTAGACTAACTACCGCTTGCCTGTATCTAAGTCTGCCTGCAAGATCGGGATCTGGGTGTGTGTCTGGGTATCTTTCTAGAAGGTGTCGGAGAAGCCACTTCTGCCATTCGTCTAGCTCTAGCCCGTCTGGACTCTCGGGAGCTTTCCAAGCTATCGTTGCTAGCTCTATAAGCAAGTCACCATCTGTTATAAAGTCCTGAGATAGCGGCTTAGTGTAGCTAGCTGGAAGCTGAAGCATTACCTAGTTAGCAGCTTCTCTAGTGGGTCTAATTCGTGCCTGTTGGCGTTGATCTGTGATTGCAGTTCCAAGATTGTTTTGCGTAGCTCAGCTGCTGTCGAGGTGTGTCCGGTTTCGTCGAAGGAAGCCGCTAGACGTAATGCCATTTCGGAGATTACTTTTTGTTCAATGGTCAATGTAAGGCTATCTAACCACTTACTAAGTGTTTCGTGAATCATGCGGTTTACCCCCTCGGATAATCTAGCTATTCTGTCTTAACTTGTGGAGAAGCGTGGGATTGGCGCGCGGCTGTCGAAAAAATCCCCTGCCCTGTAGCCCCTCTGTAGAGCCTCTGTAGACCCCCCTTTTGACCCCCTATTTGGGGGACATAATAGGAAGTATTCTGCCGATATGCTACCACCTGCTATTCTTCCAAGCTGCCCTGACCGCTGTCTTGTCGGACTTACGCCCATTACATACCCGGCATAGGGACTGAAGATTAGCGATGTCATGGTTGGGGTCACCTGTCACCGAGGGTGGGCGTATGTGATCTATAGTCCAGTCCCCCCCCGTTAGTTCTGCACCGCAGATAACACACTCAGGGTCTAGGACTGTCTTCGCATAGGCCCGGGCTTTGTTCCACTCTTTCGAGTTGTGCCAATCCGCCAAGATCTCTCCTTAGTCCAGCATCTCTTACATGGTACTACTTCATTACCCCGAGTTGTGTGAGGTGTATCGCAGATAGGGCATTTCATAGCTGTGACTGCTTTCCGTCTTTGATGTAGTAGAAGGCTAATGAGGGTAATCTGACTTGATACTCAGCCAATAGCTGTAGGTCGTTATCGGTGTATTCAGTGGCACTGAGGTTTCTAAGCTGCTGCACCTTCGCGTCTATGACCTGCCTGCGAGAACCAGATACGAATCTTAGGTCGCTGCAATTAGGGAAGTTACTATCTACGAATTGCCTAACCGCGTTTCTAGTCGCGGCTACCGGAGACTCTGCGCTAACTATTGCAAACTCACCTATTGGCGTGTAAAGAACTTGGTTACTAGCAGTGTTAGCCAAAGTGCCTTGAAGGTCGAACACTCTCATGAGTCTCTAAGCCCTTGATAAACAACTACTGTTAAGTAGCTAAATGTAGCTCCGAGCAGAATCATAGTTAGCCAGGGTACATAGGTTGTTATAAGTGTCGCGAGTAGGTTTACCCCTACTAGGAAGAATGCAAGTATGACCATGCCTGCTGCTGTTTTCATAAGCGTTTGCGCTTTCTGTGTGAGCGTTGTCTTATACATAGGTTAGTTGTCTTTCTTATAGTTCGCTGAATGTAATTAGTGCGCCTTGATCTGCCCCACTGCCTGCCCATACCTTATTCGCTAAAATTTGGCAGATTTGAGAATCGTCTGAGAGTAGCCCGGCATTGTCTGCTGAATCGCCTACCGCCCTTATGAGCTTATCGAGATCTGGCTTTTGGGAAGGGTAATCTTTTGTGTTGCTCTTAGCTCGAGGCATAAAGAAAATCACCTCTAAACAGACTGCGCCAGTAAGCGGCTGACATGAGCTATTAGCTGCCTCGAGTACTTCAGTTAGTGTCTTGCGCCAAGCCGGGAGCTTTTTATTGCTCTCAACTATGACCGCGCGCTTGCCAATTACAAACGCATTCTTTGAACCCTGGGGCTGAGGTATGCCCGGTACAAAGACCTGAATCATCTTTTTATTATTTCAATAATGGCGTTGATGTTTACGTTTGTTGTAAGCCCACTATCTTTCTGCGCTTTGGCTCTGAGTTCTCTCATTAGCTTTAGTATGCGTTCGTGCTCTAGCTCCACTCCGGCTTCATAGCCTTTTGTAAAATAGAGTTTGTTAGCGATTTCTGCCATGTCTGGAATCACTGAAATACCTTTTTCGTAGTCAGAAGTTGGTATGCCTTTTTCGTAGTCAGACATTAGAAGGGCGCATTCTCGAAGCCGCCAACTGAAGCAGCGTTTGAAGCCTGCTGTGTCTTTGTCTTGACCTGGACTAGTCGAGCGTTCTGTACATGATGCTCCACAACTGTTTTCTCAACTGTTGAATCCTTAGGTGTGTATTTTCCTATCTTCGTTGATAGCTCCCCGGAGATTTCTACCCAGTCTTGCTCCTGAAGATGTTCGACTTGGCTCATGTCAAACCAAACTGTCCAAAGTCTTGAGAATGGCTTTGGCTGTCCGGGTACTTCGTAATTCTCCCAAACTGATAGGCGCTTGCCTTCCCAGCCGATTAGATTGACATCTCCTGTGATTGTGATCTGTGGCATTTCATTCCCTTTTCTGTGATGAGTAATTTCTTGCTATATATAAACATAATGCTTATGTATAGTTATTAAGTTAAATGTCTATATATAGAACCTTTAATAATGCTTATATATATCTATATATAGAAGATGTATCTTATTTTAATTTTTCTAATCTGTCGATGCAGATTTCTATCGTTTCA